AATTGCCTTTTTGAAAACGGTTTGTTTTCACACCATAATATGGGGTGCCAAACGGGCGTATGACTGCTAGTCAGTCCGCTGCGTCCGGGAGGTCCTGTTGGGTGTCCAAGTGAACCGCGAGAGAGTCGGGTGACTCTCTACTACAGGGCTAGAAGATACTAGTCCTGTCGTATCCCTTAGTTAAGGGATATTACGGGGGCTGACGCCCTCGTTAAGGGGTGTGGCCAGTCCTGGCCCACTCCCGAAGAACTGGAGTACTCCAGTTCTACAATATCCTTTCGCTACCGAAGCTCAAATAGAGCGAGGGGCAGCCACCTAAGGCTGCCTGGATAGCGGGATCTTCTTTATTGAAGTAGATATTCCACACCCGTGCCTCAAACGAGGACGCTAAGTGTGCAATAGAGGCATACTCGATCGGGTATGCAGGTGGGTCGAAATTTCGACGCACCTCTGACCAGACGGCTTTCCACCGTCTAGCTGGCTCCTTCAATGGAAGAGTCATATAACTCTTGGAACGGTTTTGTTCCCAGAAATTCTTAAAGGCAGTTCGCCTCGAGATCTCATCGATTAACCAACCGATGGAAACCAGGTTTAATTTCTTACCTAGATAATTAAGCTTCTTGGTTACAGGTTCTTCATGCATGAAGACCGGTAAGAGGGCCGTTAGGTCCTTGCCACCATTATAGAGTTCAATTTTACTCATAATGTCAAGAACGACTTGACTGTCGTTCTCATAAGGGAACCCTTTGGGTTCGGCCTTAAATATACCTTGGAATAAGGTATAGAAAGCAAAGAAGACTCTTTGATCTCGCGTCTGTACTATGGAATCATAGTACGGTAGAAATTCCGACCGGAATTTCTCATCCTCTATAGATATAGAGGCGCCCACTGCTAGGTCCACTCCACCGAGTGCCCTTGGTAGCGAGGCCATTGCTGACCCCAGCTTAGTGACGTGATAATAATTCGTCACCCAAAGGAAAGCTTTCGCTCTTTCTTTGACCCATCGCATTGGGTGCCACTGAATCTGTTGATTCAGCATCCGGGCGTGCCCCAGGAAGGGAGCTCCCCCTGAGGTTTTAACTTTTGACTTGCCAGTCAAAAGCGATCCCTTGATAATATCGAGGAAGTAGAGGTTTCCAAACCGGGAACCTTTCGCATAGGGTATTACCCTGCTAGAGTGATCCGAAGGGATCACTGCATAGTTCTCGCAAAAGGTGAGACTATCTCTGGAGATCGAATTGATCTTAGAGAAGGTCCCGCCCGTGAGTCGGACTGACTCCTGGAACTTTAGCGCTTCTTTGCGCTTTACACTGATCATCAGAAGGTCATCACCGACTGATTGGCCCAGTGGAGGTGCTTCGAACTGCGTTCGAAGCACGCTTCCCCTCAGCATGAGGGAGAGATGGATGAATGACATACCGTCACCCATAAACGAGCCCGAATTGGTCTCAATCATCTCTGGCCCGTCCCATTCTCCTTTGGAGATGAGATCGGTCATATCGACTCTTCGTTTGAAGACGCCGAATACATCTTGGAAGACTTCCCAAGGTGCAAAACCCTTTAGGAGGACTCCTAAGGGCTCTAATTGCTCGTTGAGCAATTCAAACGACATGTTATATGTCGCTTCAGTTAAGTCGAGAGATACGTTAACTCTGTCTTCGTCTAGACCCGAATCAACGCATTGGCGGTGGTTCGCATTAGACCCCTGGTTAGGGGGTCCGATGCTGGCAAATAGCTGCTCAGCTATCTGTTCGTCAGTCATACTCATGACTGTTCCGTGTCTGTGATGGATACGTGGCGATCTTAATTGATTGTAAAAGCTAAATTT